TCCATTAGTTCCAGCAATACAACCAGGAGCACCACCACCTAAATCAGCTGAAGAGAACATTGCTTTGTCAATTTTTGTAGCCATATTTCTTCCCATATCTCTCATTACAGCAGCTTCAGCAGCTGGTCCATTTTGAGCTAATATAACATTTGAAAGATTAGCAACACCAGTAATTCTTTTTGGAGTTAAAGTGATTTTAGCAAAGTCAGCACCAGTATCAGCAGTAGCAGCATTTTCAGCAGCCCAGTCAACAGTTGACCCACCAGAAATTGGTAACAAAGTGTCAGCAGCAACAGTTCCTAAATCTTGGATTCCAACTCTATTATATAAACCAGCCTCTTGTAAACTATCAATAAAAGCACCAACTGACACTGGAGCAATAGCAGATGTACCTTGGTCAATTGTTCTTTTTTCAGTTAGCATTGTTGGTATTCCAATTCCTTGGATTCCTTTTCTAGCTTCTTTTTCTGCCTCTTGGTGCATTTCCGCCTCAAGACCAGTTAAGCCACCGCCATTTCTGATTTCGTTTACAGCCTTAAATAAAGACCAGTTGTTAGTTTCATTATTTTTCTTAGCTGACACACCAGAAACAACCGCAGCATTACGCTTGATAGTTTCCATTTTTTCAGCTCTTTCAATCTTAGTATCAAGATTATCAACTTCAGTTAATAAACCATCCACTTGATTGTTTTCTTCAGAGGTTAAATCTCTTTCCTCAGTTGTTGCAACATCCTTAATGTTTTCCAACTGAGAAATAATATCTGACCTTTCCTCCTTTAATGTGATTGATGTTTTCATTTTATAATTTTTTTTATTTTCTCTTTTTTAATTCAATATTTAATGAGATAAGAGAGCCCCTCACTAAATTGTTTTCTTTTTCTTCTATTATTTCTTCTTTGGTTTCTTCAACTAAACTTTGTTTATAAGCCTCTAAGCCTCTTTGAGCTACAACTAAATCACTTTCAGCTTGAGAATATGCTGGGAATGTAACGCTTGAGATATCAAATATTTGGTCAAATTTTTTGATTGTTCTAATATTGTTACCATCAGCATCAGTTGACCATTCGTCTCCATTTGGAGCAATTGTAAAGGCAAACGAACTCTGGCTTATATCCCCTCGCTTTAAGGAGATAGCTAAATCCTTTGCATAAGAAAGCTCTGGGTCAATTTCAAATTGATATCTTAAGCCTTTTTCATCAGCTTTTAAATTTAAAGTTCCCAAACCATTTTTAGAACGAGCCATTATTTTTGAAGCGTCATGATTTATCAAAGCTCTGACGTCTGAGTTTTCAATAAGTTCATCTGTAAACGCCCCTCTTTCTATATATTCATAAAAACCTCCAAGGTTATTTGACCTAGAATCATAAACACTTGCGTAGCCTACAACAACATCTTTTCCTTCTTCGTTTGTATCTACTCTAGTTTCGACATTAAATATTCTTTTTTCCATATTATTATTATTTTTTTTATTTTCTAATTGAGTATTGCAAACAGCTAATCTTTGTTTCTCGTCATCATAATCCTCAATCATGATTTCATCTGACATACATCTGTCAATAAAATCTTCATTCGTTTCATCTATATTAGGAGTTGGTATCGGCATCCTCTCCAACTTTGTCTATTGTTGTCATATTCATTTGCATAAAATGTTTATCACCACCTTCAATAGAGTTCATATTTTCTTTTTGTCTAACTTCATTTATTGACATATAACCATTTGTGATTGCAGTTTTATATGCCTCAGTTCTTGATTTCACATCACCTCTCAACAATCCATTTACATTAAACTCAACAAATGTTTTACCTAATTCATTTGTTCTAAATAATTTTAAATTCATCTCTTGCTCTATTCTTGTAATGTAAGGCATCAAAGTATATGTAACAAATTCTTGAGATTGCATTTCAATATTATTAAAACTTGATTTGCTTAAATCTTTGAGCATGTGCGGAGGGCAATTAAAGATACGAGCCACTTCCTCAATACTAAACTGCCTTGAACTTAAAAACTGTGCTTGTTCTGGACTGATTGAGATAGGCTTAAATGTTAATCCTTCCTCTAATACAATAGTAGAATTACTATTTTTTAGCTTACCATAGTTACTGTTAAAGCTGGTTTTTAATCTTTGTAAAGCTGTATCACTTAATGCTCTATCAGTTTGTAAAATAGAACTTGGCTTTGCTCCATTAGAAAAGAATGTTGAGCCAAATTCCTCTAAACTAACACCCCAGTTTAAAGCCTTAGCACATTGATCAATTGGGCTTAATCCAGTAACACCATCATCAGTTATTGTTTTAAAATGTAGCATGTCGCTAGAATCTAAAACAGCTCCACCATCAACTTGATAAAAAAGTTCATTATTATTTACAACAACTGTAACATTGCTAGGATCTAAACATATTAATTGAACTGGAGTTCCAGAATTGTTTCTTACTATTTGCACATAACTATTTCCCTCAGTACAAATACTGAGCATAATAAACTCAAAGAAAGTTATTTTATTTTGATAATAATTAGGCTTGAATTTTACAAGTTTATAAATTGGGCTTTTTGTATCCTCTAATTTATCACCATTTTTTTGTTTTGTATAAACAGAAATAGGTAGTGATGAAACTGATTCTGCAAGTAATCTAATTGCACACCAAACCGCAGTTAGCGTTAAGGCTTTGTCAGTATCAAAAACATTTGCATCTGGAAAAATTGTGTTAAGAGATAAATCTCTTTTTTGAGTTTTAGGTGGAATGAATACGTTTGTAATTCTTTCTAGTAAAGTCAATGTGAAATTATTATTTTCACAATAATACAATACAATTCATTTTTAAAAAAACAAACTAATGATTATTTTTTAACATTTTACAAAACCAAAATATCTCTTTCATCATAAACGCTATCACTACTCTCAGTTGTAAGGTTACAACCTAAAGCCATTACTAATGCAATTATTGGATCAACTTTTTCTTTTGATTTGTTTTTTGCTATCTTAATATTCCCAGCTGGATCTTCTTGCAAAGCAACATTACTCATACACCAATTAATACATGGATTGTTATTGTGAATAATATTTTTTGCTAATATCTCAGCCTCTAAAGTTTTAGTTGGCATTGACATTGATACAAATCCTTGACCAAAAGGATCCATGTTAGCTCCATCATTTTGTAAATCAATTACTAACTGACTAGCGTTCCACCTATCGTAACAAATGCTTTGAATCCTATATTTTTTTGAAAGCTCATTTATCTTTGCTCTTATAAAATTATAATCAGCAACATCACCACTTGTTCCATAAACATGCCCATCTCTTAGCCATGCAACATAATCAACCCCATCTCTTTCACTTCTTTTCTTTGCATTTTCCTCTGGTATAAATATGTATGGAATAAAAACAAACTTGCCATCTACATTAAATAATAAAACAAATGCAGTTAAATCTCTTGTTGATGCTAAGTCAAGTCCACCCCAGCATTCTTTTCCCTCTAAAATACTATAATCAAAATCTTCATAACAAGCATTCCATTCACCAGATGTAAGCCATGCACTATGTGAATCAGTCCATTGATTTAACATTAAACGCCTAAATGTGTTTTGATATGATGGAACATCAACAGCTCTTTGGCTTTCCCTTTGCATATATTCTTTTTTTAAACTAATACCATAATTTGGATTTGCTTTTTTCCATGTTGATTCTAATGTTATGTCATCATCATTATCTGATTCATATATAACAGAATAAAAACTTGCATCTGTTATTGTCCCTTTTAAAACTTTTTTTGCGTAAGTATATATCTCATAACATATTGATTGCTTATCATAACCAGCTGTTGTAATTGCAATTGTCAATGGCTGCCTTCTTGATCCAGTTGATGTTGTTAATGTATCCCACAAATCTCTATTTGGCTGAGTATGTAATTCATCAAAGATTATGCAGTTAGCATTAAAGCCATGTTTTGTTTTAGAATCTGAACTTATAGCTTGATAAAAATTTCCCTTAGATTCATTTACTATTGAGTTTCTATATGCTTTGCCTCTTTGAGAAAGTTCTGGATTTTGCAAAATCATTCCTTTAGCAATTTCAAAAACAATACCAGCTTGACTTCTATCACCAGCTGCACTATAAACTTCACTTCCTCTTTCCTCATCTGCAAATAACATATACAATCCAATGGCAGCACAAAGAGTTGACTTACCATTCTTTCTTGGCACTTCAATAAATACAGTTCTATATTTTCTAAGATTTGTTTCTTTATTTTTCCAACCAAATATATCACCAACAATTTTACTTTGCCATTTCTCTAATTTTAATGGCTGACCAGTAAGCTCACCCTTTGTATGTGTTACAAAAGTTTCAATAAAACCAATGGCTTTTTCTGCGGCTTTTTTATCAAAGTAATATTTACTCAAAGTAGTTGTTTATTTGTGTATTGTTATTAGTAACTGGAACAGAAATGTTTGCCCTAGCACTTGGGGTTATTCCAAAATTTGACGCAAGTTTTAATGCATTATTTAAAGCATCATTTTTCATTTTGACAAATGGCTTTGCTTGAGTTCTAATAATATCACCATTAGTATTTTTAAAAACATCAACCCTACCATTTTTTCTTAGTTCCATTTCGCATTCAATATAAAGAGCCATCTCATTGCAATAACTTTCAATCAATCTCAAATCAATATTGTGCAACATTTTTAAGTTAAATAATTGAGATGTTATTTTATACCATTCTTGCACACCTATTTCTGATAGTAATTCTGGAGGCTCTGGCAGTTGCAAAACAAGATCAGCTGTCATTTCATTTTCAACTAATCTATCAGCTCTTGCAGTTCCTTGCATTTCTTTTAAAACAGTTGGAGTTTTCTTTCTACCTCTAGCCATTATTTTTTAGTTAGTGTTGGCTCTGTTCTAATTAAATAAGGCACACCAAATTCTTTTTCAACTTCAATCATGAATTCACCGCATTCACATTGTGCCTCTCTTGTTCTAACTTTTCCATCACAAATTTCAAGCGTTGCTTTTTCTAAATTTTTTTTTGCGTTACAATTTTTACAATAATATTTAAACATAGTTTTTTGGTTTTAGTTTGAACTTAAACTGATATTGATACCTAAACATCTAATTTTGACAACGATATCGTTTCTT